ACTTGACAATCTTCTGGCCGTCATGTGTGCGGCCAATGTCCTCCACATCGTCTTTAAGACGCTCATCCGAAAAGAATGACGACGGCTGCGTCGTGGTGGTGTTTGACCCCGACAGCGCGCCCGTGCCTTCGGCGATATTCGCGAGGAACTGCGTCGTCTGGAATGGGTAAGCCTGCTGCTGAAGGAACTGATTATAAAGAGCCGATAGACCGGCCTGCGTTGTCTGCTGACCAAGCGTACCAGCGCTAAGCTGTGCCTGCGCCCCCTGCAATCCAGCAGTCTGCATTCCAGCGCCAAGATTGCCAAACTGCGCGCCTTGCTGAAGCAAAAGTTGATTGTTGGCCTGCTGCTGCTGGAGATTAAACGCCTGCTGACCCTGAGCGGTCGAAAGCGCCGTATTGTACGCCTGACTGTACAGCGGGTTAATCGCATTGGCGAAGGCAAGGTTTTGCTGGCCGGCAAGATTAGCCGCCGCAATCCCCGTTCGATCTCCGCCAAAAGCGCCCTGCTGAATGGCGTTGCCGGTCTGGCCGGACATCTGAGTCTGCTGCTGCTGATTAAGCAACTGAGCCGTCGGGTTAACAACCGACTGAACAAACGGGTTCATATATTGACCAATTTGCTGCCCGCTCAACTGTCCCACGTTGGTCGGGCCAGCCATTCCGGTTGCGGCCATGCCTGCTTCATAACCGGGCAAAGCTGCATTGGCATAAGCATTTGTTCCAGCAATTCCGGCTTGCTGTTGTTGATTAAGAGGGGCAACGAAAGCATTGGGATCGGTTGAGTATTGCTGAAATGGCGTCTGAGCAACTTGCTGCGCGGTCGAATTGACGGAATTATATCGCGCCAAAACTTCGGGGGGTATCTGAACAGATTGAGTAGTGGTGGCCGTTTTGCCGCCGCCAAAAAACTCATTGATGACGCCCGGAGGCAATAGCCTGCCGAAATGGTCAATTGAGCCGGTTTTGGCGAAAGCAAGATTGGACATATTATTTACTCCGCCGCTTCCTTAAAATTTCCAGTCTGTGCGTTATACAAGAAAAATGCACCGCTAGGAGCGCCAAACGTCCGCGTGTACATGCGAACCTTGGCTTCCGTCCTGTGATTGCTCAAAACGCCGATAATCAACGGGATGCCAAGTCCATCCGCGACCTGCTTGCTAAACTCGCACAATCGCCGCGCCCTGCCACCCTTCGCCGAACGGTGGTCGGGGTGAATGAAAATGGCCTTTTCCTCAAGGACAATGTCGTCGCTATACCACATCGCGCCAATGCGAAGAAGGATCACGCCCTCGATGGTGCCGTTCGGCTTGCCGATTGCGCCGACGAGACCGCCTTTTTGTTCAAGAGCGGGCCAAATGTCATTCAGAAGTTTAGCGGGATTCGGGTTTACAAAGCCGTTTTCATCGCAGGCCGACAAAGCCAGTTGCATAACCTCGTCCACATCCTTTGTGGTCGCGATACGGATCGTGAGTTCATCGGTCATCATCAATCCTTTCGGGGGCCAGGAAGGTTCGTCAATGTCTTGATTGTCTTGCCTCGATACTGCTTCACATAGTCATCCAGAACCTTGTGACCCGTCGCCATGTCGCCATCGCCCGCCCATGCCACCTCATGCGGAGCAAGAACGTACTCGCCGCCCGCCAAGACGCATGGGACGCCTTCCACGGAACCACCATCGGCCTTGCCCGGCATCTGCCCATAGACGCCCTCGGACTGCCCGTAAGGGGCTGCTCCGCCGCCGTATGGCACTCCAGAAAACATGCGCCGGATATTCTTAAACCCGGCCATGGTGTTCCCCTCGCCATGGGCCGACACAATATCAGCCGGGAGGACATAAGAACCGCTCGGAACATGCGTCGGAAGGTGGTCGGTTCGCCCGGCCACGGCGCTATGAATAGGGCCGGTGTGGAATTTAGCCGGTTGGGGGATGCGCGGAGCCTTGGGAATATGCGGCACGCGAGGCTTCATAAATTCCGGCATGTGGCCGCCAAAAGCCTTATGGGGGCGCGTTTTCCTAGCCGTGCTCAAAGCAGCCGCAATCGCTTGATCCTTCGGATGGCCCGAATGAATCATCTCGGAAATGTTGGCCGAAATAGCGGCCTTTGATCTGCCCTTGACCAACGGCATTCAAGTCTCCGGCTTAACTAAAATAATTACCATACTTTCCACCCTATGAATAGCTCACGGTTATTGTCTGGCTGGTTCCGGGCGTGACAACAAGACCATTCGAAAACGGGATATTCCAGACATAAACACCCGGAACAGTCGGGATAACCCCAATCTGGTTTGCCGTTGAGGAGGCAACATTGGCGTCGTAGATCGCTCCCGCCGCCGACCCACCGGTCACAACTACAACCGAAGCCAGACGACCCTGCCCGGATTTAACCAATGTCGCGGCTGTTATAGCCGTCTGAGAGGACGAACCATTGACGTTAAGATAGGTTTGCGCGGCGCTGTTGATCGCCGTGACGATGTTTTTTGCGGCTGTGAGGAGATCACCCAGAGAAGCTGACATCAATACTTCCCGTCTTGTTGCCACCTGTAGCGAATGTTGCCAATTCGCCAGAACGATCCCACGTCACTGCTACTAACGCTAATTTGCACCAATCGCCCTCTAATTCGAGGCGAAACATAAGTCGTGCTCGCCGTCAAAGCATAGGGACCACTGGTCTGTGGCGTGGCGTATTGGCTGGGATAATCAACATAATTGAATGTCATGTTGACATTGGCGTTTTGCGTCCCCCCGTAATAACCCCACTTCATGTCGGGCCAAACCTGATCTATGAAATTCTTCAGATCGGCTTCGGCTATGGCAAAATAACCCGTAGTGAAATTTGACAAAAGCGGCTGCCCATCGGCGTCGGTCGAAGTCTCATGCTGATAAATATACAAACTAGAGGGGTCCGCTCCAATCGGCGGTCCAAGCACACTTTCATTGATCCAAGCGGTTCGGCCAAGCGTACCAAAATCCCAAACTTGCAAATTAACATTGTATTTGACGTAGTTGGTAACTTCCCCGCCACCGCTAATGGTCGGGTAATACCAAGATATTTCACCAAATCGCGAGTTGGCGGCAACACGGATTTTGTCAAGATTTGTCAAATCAAGGTCTTGGAAAACAACGTCCCAAACCGGACAAAAGATAGGCGTAACGCCGGTTCCGCTTAGGCTAAAAAACTGGCTCTGCCCCATCCAATAAACAATGCCATTCAGGGATGCCGCCGCCTTTTTGGCGATCATGCCGCAGCCCGTGCCCAGCTCGTTGAAACTGTAAACATACGGCTGGCCGATGTACTGCATCGACCAAAGCGCAAGATCGGTCCAGACCAAACCCTGTTGCGGGCCTTGGATGCAGCCAACAATCTTTGAGCCCTTGGGTATTCTAAAAGACCCGGCCTGATTCGTAATCTGGGCAATCCACGAATTGAAATTGTTAACATCACACCAGCGAATCAAGAGCGGGTCTTGGATGCCGGTAAATGTCGAACCCCAAGCAATAATTTGCCGCTGAGGCATGGCGACAAAAATGCCATCGTTGACGGGAGGAGCCTGTGGAATGACCGTTGCGATAGGCGATCCGCTTGTCGGGTCCCACTGATATATGCCAGTGAAAGCCACACCATCAAAGGACGTCCCCTTGGCGCAAGAAATCAGGATTTCACCCCAATTGTCCAATGTCCAATCCGTGGCCGCAATACTTGTTCCCGCCGCAGCGGGGACAGCCACGCCCGTGCCATAACCACCCGCGCCATACCCGCCGACGCCATATCCCGTCGAGGTAATGGCGGGGCCGACGCCCGTGCTATAAAGAAAGAGAACATTCCCGCCATTCATTGAGACATTTGTCGCCGTCGATGTCGCGGTGTTCGCTGCTTGAATAGTGAATGTGCTTGGCAATCCATCCGGCGACGTTGGCGACGCTGGAACAGTTTGAACAATGTAATTGCCGTAGAGCGTGATGCCTCCCACCGTGGTAGGCACAAGGATCGGAAATGTGCTTCCGACCGAATAACCATGATCGTTTAACGTAACCGTAACGGAAGCTGATCCGTTTGCGGTTGTGAATTTCGGTACAGCGCCGCCATTGGTTACGGTCGCCGTGGCTCCAATAAAATTTCCAAGAACATTGGTCGCTTGAATTTCATATTGAGTTGTTCCGACATTTGCGTAAACAGGGTACAACCCAAACAAAACCAAACCGCCAACCGAGACTGGCGTTGCGATATAAACGCTATCGTAGGGGGTAATGCCCGTTATTGTCGCATCCGTTATAATGACATTTTGGCTGTTAATTACCGTTGAAAAGCTAACAGCGACATCATCGGATGCAATTTGAGGGGTAATATCAGCCAAACTGGTTGCGGTGGTAATTCCATTCGAGCCCATTACGCCGTTCATCACGGCAAGTTGAGACTGCCCGATCTGTGGCCCGGATGTTCTGGACTGCATACCAGCCGCAAGCCATTTGTTGGCGTTGGTGTCCTCCCAAGCCCACAAAGCGCGAACAACCGAAACCATTTGGCTGGCGTAATACTTGGTCCATCCGCCAAGTTTTTGAACAAGCAATCCCGATAACGGGTCGGGAATGAACCGAATAAGGTTACAGGTCGAAATAGACGTTTGATTCAATGCGGGCGTTTCATTCTGGTTGACGCCGCCAGTAAGTTTAACAGCCGCATGGGGCATGGATTAACCCCTCGTTGGCGTTGCGGGAGCCTGCGACATGGACGACCAAGCCGCCATCTGAAATTTCTTGCGATATTCCTCGCCAATCGCTGTTTTGAGAAGCGCCTGATACTGGCTCTCATAAGACTGCGCCATGGCAGGGTCATCCGATTGCCTGCCAAAATTTCGCTGATACGCCGAGATGTATATCATGCTAGCCATAATGAGCAAATCAGGTAAATAAGTTGAAATAAAAGTAGTCCCAGTCGCTGCGTTGGTTTGATTGGCAAATTGATAAAGAGAAGGAAGCCTCTGCGTCCCCGTAACTACTACATTATAGTTTGCATCAGCATAAGGGCCAAAAACAAATAAATTAGATGTATTTCCGCCCGTGGCGTAATCACCGCCATAAGGAGCAAAATAAACAGGTGGGCCAGTATATGAGCTGTCGTTATATACGTTTTGCAAAAATTCCTTGGTTGATGGCAATAGCGGCGTTGTAGCCGTCCCGCCCGATGAAGAAATCGCAATTGTCTGGATGGTGACAAAATCGTTCACGGATATTGTGAATTGATTTGTGCCAGCGGCGATTCCTGTCGAGCCGCCCGGATATGTCAATGAAGTCTGCGAGGGGAGCAAATCCACGTCACGCTGAATACGCAATTCCGCGTAATTCAACATCTGAGGAATAATTGTGTTAAAATAGTCGTCAACGCCCACAACAACGCCGTTTGTCGTCGTCGTATTCAAAACGGCCATGGTCGCGATCTGCGAGACATACCCGTTATAAGTGAGGGGTGTATCGTTGGGCGTTGACATTTTTACAATCCCAAAATTTGAGCGAAATATAGCCTATTCCGCCACGTCGCGCCACCCCTAGCAAATTACCACGAAAAATCGCCCGTTTTTTCCCTGTCAATTTTCGCCATGTCATTTGCATCCATCGGCTTAATAAACCCGCCCTCATAAAGACCAATCACGGTTTCCAGCGCCGGGACCGCCGCCCCAAGAGCCCCTAGAATAGCCGCATCGCTGACAACCGACGCAACCACGCTGGAAAGCCCCGGAATAGCCTTTTCGGCCTCGGCTGTAATGGGAGAACCAGCCGCCGCGTTGACAATGGTTTTTACCTTTGTTGCCGCAGCCGCAAGATCGTCCAAAATGGTTTTAAGCTGCGCGTTCATCGCCTAGCTCCATGAAATGACAATACCGCCATTGGCCCCAACGCCGCCAGTGTACCCGCCTGAACCAGCCCCACCGGGGCCACCCGCGCCGACGGACCAGTTGATTGTGGCTCCGGGGCTTAGACTGCCAAACGTATAAGTTTTTTGGGCAAAAGCTCCACCGCCGCCGCCGCCGGCAACATAAGTGTTACCTGCGAATACATTTGAAGCTCCGCCACCGCCGCCACCATACGCATTACCGGGGTTGCCATTTGTATTTCCACTAGCAGCCGCGCCACCCGTTCCGTTTGGATTTGGCGATGATGGATTACCCGCGTTGCCACCCTTGCCGCCAGTCGCTCCGTTTGATCCTGACGTGTTTGTGTCGCCGCCCGAAGCTGTTCCGCCACCACCATACCCGATAACAGTAGTTCCCGCCGTAGCTCCGCCAGCGGTGATTGTAGCACCTAAAGACGGAATGGTTACCGTGGTATTTCCGCCCCCGGAAGCTGGCGCATAAGTTATATTTATATTGATACCAAACCCGCCGCTACCCGCCCCCCACAATTGAAAAACAATCGACGTGGCATAAGGCGGAATAGTAAACGACCCCGATCCGCTTGTGTAAATTTGTGACCCCGATGTTGGCCCGGCTATGTAAACGAACGCCGCCATTAAGAAAGCGACCTTGTGTATTTGATCGTAAACGCCAAATTGGCGCACGAGGAATTACTGGAGACAGTCATATTGATCGAATTGCCAACAGCGACCACATTTGCGCTTGATTGCGTGACCGTGTTCAATGTGCTTGAAACGCTATTGGCCGCGCCACCTAATGGCGTCGTGTTAATGTAGAACGTCGCCGTGCACGTTCCCGATGTGGAAATGGTCGAGGTCTGTGTGATCGTCGTGCCAATTGGGATATTGATGACAATGTTATAATTTTGGTTGGTCGGGACCGGTATAAGCCCCGAAATGAAATCAGTAATGGTCGTTGGCGGGCTTACAGCGGCGCTCGTTTGTGTCGTGCCGTCCGGGAACTCAAACCCGCCAGTCGTGCTTTGAACAATCCCGTTGACCGTGACGGGGACGCCAATAACAAGCGGATTGCCCCACGTTATGTTGCTATTGGTTAGCGTGAAATCGACGCCATTCCCAACAAGAAGCTGGCCGGAAGCCGGAGGCTGCGTGATTTGCAGTCCCCCAGCCCATATGCCAACTTCGTTCGCGGCCATTTAGTTTCTCACTTTGCGGCAACCGGGACAACCGATCCCGTCTGAACGATAATCGAGGCGTTTCCGGTCAAAGCCGGGCAAGCGTCCTTGGCGATCTGGCTATTCTTCGCCAGCGTCGCCTGTACGCGCGCCGAGGCGTTGGCGTCCTTGGCGATGACATAGATCAGGTCGGCATTGGCGCAATCAAATGTCACCATATCCGCGCCAACCTGCTTGGCGAGCGTCGCCGTGGCGTTGACCGCCGCCGTGTATCCCGAAAGATCGCAGCCGCCAAGAGCGACCGACAACGCGGCAAGGATGAAAAGACGATTGAACATATCAGTTTTCCTTACTGGGTGAGACAGCGGGACCGGCTGTCGAAGACGACAGGCCGTGCATGATGAAGTTGGCGACAACGGAAATCCAAGCGCACCACGCCATGATCCCCTTTGCCACGTCAGGGCTTACGCCGGGCGGAAGGCCAAGCGTACCGCTGCCAATCGCCATGATGATCGCCAACGCAAGATTGACGTACATTGATGTCTTGGGGTCGATTGTCATTGTGCTACCTCAGTGTTGGCAGAGCTGGAAGTGCATTGGATCCACGTCATTATGCGCCCCACGCCAGCAGAACCCATGTTTCTGAAGGATTGAGGCAAACTGCGGATCAATCATGCCACGTCCCGGCTCCCATACATGCGGGAACGGATTATGGCCGGGGTCCATGTCAATCGCGCACCCCCACGAATGAACGGATAGACGTGATCCACCACGCTCCGGGCGGAAGCAAAACGTGCCGCCCGTCACATCAAGGCGAAGCTGCCTGATCTTATCAATTCCCATGGTCTGCAAAACATCCGTGAACGCATCATGGAACGTCGAAAGGCACTTTTTGTGAACGTGCAGATGCTCCATCGGCGTGTGCTTGCCATCCGAATAAAACATCGGATACGGCGTCACCCACTGAACAAGGTTTTCCGCCTGCCAAGCCGCGCTAGCCTGACCATTCGTGCCACGCGGATCGCCATAGAAGGTGTTCAATGCTGGCGTATCTTCATGCGGCCAAATCATTACGATCTCCCTAATGACTATCCGATCCCCTATCGGCCTTCCGCTGCTCAAGATTGCTGATCTTGTCAAAAATTTGCCGACAAAGATCGCGAACTTCTCGCATTGACTCCGCGTAATCCTCCTTACGGACGTAATTCTGCGGCAAATCGACTTCAATTTGATGAATGTCCCTCTGAAGTGACTGGATCGCATCCCACAATGAACGCGCAAACCAACCAAGCACCGACAATATAGCGCCGCCGCCGACGTTGATTATGGTTTGCGTGTCCATCATTGGCTCCTTATGCCGCATCAGATTCAACAACTTCCAAAGCAGGCGGATTGGAAGCAATTTGCTTTTCAGCCATGTCTTTGATTTTAACAATCAGCCCTTGAACCTCGGCGAATGGCCGCTGCCCAAGAGACTGAAGGATGTAGTTGATTTCATCAACCGTAAGCGTGAGCGTGAGTTCCATTCTTACTCTCCGATTTTACATCCACGCTTCACAATAAGCGGGATGAATCCATAAAAATTTACACATCCGTTACAGCAGCAAGCTGTTCATCAGTTGGCTTTGGATATGTTTCATTTTCCCATTTTTCGATATAATCGCCTCTTTCATCTGCATCATTTCGCAAAGATATTGTTCCCGTATTCGGATAAAAATCTCCGGAAGTTAGTTGTGGATATATTTTCATTATCTTATCGTACAATGTCATTTTATGCCCCCCTTACCATCGCGCCTTGGAAGTATGTGTTATTCAGAGATGCGTTCAAGCTCAGAGCCGAACCATTATATTGAAAACAATAAAGTTCAACATAATCAGTAGTACCATTTAAATAAACAAGCGCAGAACCTTCTATACCATAAACAGATGAATATGTTTCCGTAAATATTTTATATGCAGAACCATTTTTATATATATAAGCAAAAGTGATTGAATTTGATAACGCCGAGAAATTAATCCCGCCGCTGATTTGATAATATCCAGCAACGGTTGGGGTAAATCTATAATTCGTAGTTGCATCAAAACAAGAATTGGTATCCCATTCTTTTGATTGTAGTTGAACTTTTGTTGATACACCACTTGAAATAGATTGTGATGAAGATTGATAAGCAGAAAAAGAAGGTCCATTAACTGCTTGATTACCGCCAATCGAAATTGTCCCACTTACATTAATAGACGTAGCCGTGGCCGCGCCAAGCGCCGGAGTTGTTAATGTAGGCGACGTTGAAAGAACCATACTTCCAGTGCCGGTAACGCTATTTGAAAGCGTAACGCCACCATACGTCAAAGCCGCTGATAAAGTAGTTGCGCGAGTATTAATAATGCTTCCAGTAGAAACACCACCAAATGTTATTGTTCCAGAACCTTTTGCATCAATTGTTAAATTTTCATTTGTGCCAGATGAAAGAACGGAAATTGCCAAGCCGCCAGCAGCGGCAGCGGATTTTACATTTAAGCCGGTCGCCGATGATGATGTGCTAGCATCCACATTAAATGCGGGGTTTGTTGACCCATTTAATCCCGCCGTCAGCGCATTTGCTGAAGAAGATGTAATAATATGCCCCGCGCTTGTTATTGTAGATGAAATAGCGGCGGTTCCGGTAATGGCTAGAGAATTAGTTCCAATTGTCGCGCCATTAAGGGTAAGAGATGTCCCCGTGGCAACGCCAAGAGATGGAGTGACCAACGTAGGAGAAGTTGAAAATACAATGTTTGTGGAAGTCGTTCCTGTTGCCCCAGAGGCCGTGTATCCCGTAATATTATTAAAAGCCGCGATGCCAGCTGTTCCGGTTCCAATTCCACCCTGCGAAACAGGCAAATAACCACTGGAATTAAGAAGCGCAAACCCACTTGCGCCGCCAACCGTATTGCCAAGCGCCGTCAAAACGCCTGTGCCGGTTGTCGTGGTGCTAGGCGCATTACCAGCGCCACCGCCGATCATAAGGGCGTTAGCCGTAAGAGCCGCCGAAGAAGCCCACGTCGAGGCGCTACTAAAGTATGGTACGCCGCCGCTTGTTCCCGCAACCGTCAAGGCCAATGTGCCAGATGTCGTAACGGGCGAGCCGCTGACGGAAATTAGGCCGCCAGTAAAGGATTGGGCAACGCTCGTAACCGTGCCAGCATAGGTCGTTGACCACGAAGCGGTTGTGCCGTTTGATGTAAGAACCGTTCCGTTTGCGCCAATCCCCAATCGACCAGCGGTATTCGTCCCCGTGCCAAGGATAAGATCGCCGGTGCTCGTAATCGGCGAAAGAGCATTAAACGCGGCGGAGGCGCTTGTCTGTCCCGTGCCTCCAGAACCAATCGCCAACGTACCGCCAAGCGTAACAGCGCCGGTCGTGCCCGTGGATGGCGTAAGGCCCGTTGTTCCGGCGGAGAATGAAGATACGGTATTCGCTGTAGTCGCAAGCGTTCCGCTCGTCGGGAAGGTAACGCTCGTATTGGCGCTCAAAGTCCCCGTAAACGTATAAGCGCCGCTCATCGTGACGTTGCCGCCAATGGTGATCGTGCTGGAACCGTTATTGACGCCAGTGCCACCATTTGCGGATGGCAATATGCCTGTCACGCCAGTGGTAAGAGGCAATCCCGTCGCATTTGTAAGCACGCCGCTTGTAGGCGTACCAAGAGCGCCAGAATAAGTAACAAACCCACCCGCGCCATTGGTCGCGTTGCCAAGCGCGGTTTGCACTCCTGTGCCAAGAGCCGTAAGTCCCGTGCCACCGTTTGTCGGGCCAAGCATTCCAGCCATTGTAATGGTGCCAGCAGTCGTAATGGGACCGCCGGAAAAACTAAGTCCTGTCGTGCCTCCGCTAACATTGACGCTTGTGACCGTGCCAGTACCGCCAACGGACACCCAGCTTGTATTTCCAGACCCATCGGTAGACAGAACATAGCCGATTGCGCCGGGAGAGGATGGAAGTGTAAACGACCACGAACCCGCTGTGGCATTCGCTTTAATTGTTGTCGTACCGGAAGTTGATCCGCTAAGCACAACCGAACCAGCAACGGAACCGCTTGATCCAAGCGTCAGCGCACCCGAGCTAATTGTCGCGTTTGCGTTTCCAGAAACGGCATTGCCATTGCTCGCATAATAAGCAAGCTGATTGGCCGTTCCATTATTTACAGTTCCGGTCCCGGCAATGGCGCCAGCCCACACAAAAGCAGAGCCATTCCATGACAAAAACGTGTTTGAACTTGATGGAACCGTAACAAAACCCGTGGTGCTGCTACCGGTTTGATAAACAATGCTATTTGTTGCTCCACCAGCCACATTAGTGGCGGACGACGCATTTCCAGATAAATTTGCCGTAATCGTGCCAGCCGAAAAATTGCCCGAAGAATCACGGGCAACAATGGTGCTTGCAGTGTTGGCGCTAGTTGCATCCGTTGTGAACGTGACCGGCCCGGACCCATTGTAAGGTCCGCCAGACAAATGCGTACCAGCCGTAAGATTGGCTAACGTGCCGCCAAGAGCAACGCCAGAAATGGTCGAATTGGCAAGCGATGAATTGCCAATGGGCGTGAAACCGCTGCCGATAGCGCCGGAGGTAAGCGTGCCAACACTGGTTATTGTATTGGTGCCAACACTGCTCGCGGCGGTAAGTTGACCCTGTGCGTTTACCGTAAACGTGGGTATGGCGCTGGATGAACCATAAGACCCCGCCGATACAGATGTATTGGCAAGAGAAATTGTGCCGCTTGTCGTAATCGGGCCGCCGGTCAGACCGGTTCCGGTGGCGACGCTTGTTACTGTTCCAGCGCCAGCCGTCGAGGACCATGAAGCAGTCGTGCCATTGGATACGAGAACCGTTCCAGCCAAACCAATTGGCAATCGCGTGGCGCTATTCGATCCGTTGCCAATAATTAAATCGCCAACGCTTGTAATTGGAGACAGCGCGTTAAATGCGGCTGATGCCGTTGTTTGACCCGTTCCGCCAGAACCAATTGCCAGCGTCCCGCCCAATTGAAGCGTACCAGAAACCGTAATAGGTCCGCCGGTAAACGTCAGGCCGGTAGAACCGCCATTGGCGTTGACACTAGTAACCGTGCCACCGCTACTTGGCGCAAGAGCGGCAATTTGGGCAGTCGTAACCCGAACTGATGTTCCCGCCTGAACCGCGCCAATCTCCTCCGACCCTGAAAGGGCGGTAGCGGCTGGCAAATTCGGGATTGTCGTATTCGACATGGTTACGTTCCCGTCTGCGGTATCTGCGTGTAATTATACGGCAGGCCGACATTCGCCGTCAAAACACGCGTCGATCCGGTCAAGAAAGACCCGGAAGGTATAGCAGATGTCACCGTGTAGGTGAAGGCCGTGGCGGTCGTTACCGTAATCGAATAAAACCCATTAATGGCATTATTAGACGCACCAGATACCGAAATTTGAGCGTTTGTCGCCAGATTATGCGGCGCGCTGCAAGTTACCGAAATGATCGTCGTGCCAATCGAGGAAATCGAAACAACCGGCAGCAGGACATCATAATGAACCGTTCCCTGAAGCGGCATGATCGCGCCGGGTTCAAGGCCAACAGGCGGCCCAATCGGCTGCATGGTCAGGTTTTGACCGTCTTGGGTGACATAATTTGTCGTGGACGGGATCGGGATGCCCGTCGTTGGATCGTAGACAGTCGGCGCGCTCGTCGTCTGATAATCAACCGAAGCCGCGACAAAATCCTGCACACGAGCATTTACAATCGGCGTCGGATCGGCGGGAACGACAATCGCCCTGTTTTGCTCTTGTGGCGTATCAAGACAATCACTACAGACTAAAATGCGCGTGTTAAGTAATGCCGCGCCTCTCCATTCAAATTGAGGAAATAAATCCACAAAATTTACACGAAAATTACATCTATCGCATATAGCATGTGCTTGCGGATTGCTAGAACTAGTACGAGCCCTTCCTGATTTGCTTGCGTAAGCCATGATTATACCTCACGGCCTAAAATAAGAGCTAATTTGCGGCGAAATATACTGTTGCGCGGTTTCTATGTTCTGTGCCGCAGCGATATTATACGATTCGTCCGCAAGAGGCTTCAGCAGAGCCACTTTGTCAGGCGCCCATATCATGGCAAGTCGCTGGGCTAATCCGAACACAAACGCCTCAAGGAAATAGTAGGGGATTTCAACTGTTTGCCCATTGGTGAAATTGCTATCCTGTATCTGCCTGACACGATAATAATTGAATGAGCTTTCGTTGCCATCAGGGACAGGCCACAACGTCACGGTCGGCGAAAGAAGCCTATCGAACCAGTATGTCGTGGGGAATCCCTGCTGCGTCGGGTTTGGGTAGCTGGCGTATTCCGTTCTGGAAATTGGCAAAATCAAACGATTGATCGACGATCCGCCGCTATTTTGCACAATGTATGCGTCAAGCATGACAATGGTGTTAGACGGAACGGAATAGGTCGCCTGCCCCTGAATAAGCGGGACTGTTTGAAGATCAACAGCCCAGAGATTAACCCCTTCTGACGACCAACGCCCCAGCATCATGTTGGCGGCCATGCGGGCCGATTCCATGTGTTCCTGAAGTATGGATGTGCCTCTAATCCCGCACAGGTTAAAGGCATAGATAGTGGCTTCGCCCAGCGACGGATTAAAAGCGTATGTGTTGCTCGTCGCCATCGGCTAATTCCTATAGGGTGCCGTCATTGGCAATCAGCACGCCGCCGATATTGACGCTAACAACAGCGGCAGCCGCCGCGCTTGATGCAATCTGAAACCGAATGTCAGTTCCGGCGGCATAAGGAAATGGAAAATGCCTCTGAATTTCATAATTTGTATTAAACGGCGTCTGAACAATAATTTTCTGAACGCCAGATGGTGAATTTGAGATGGCGCGATAAATTGTGTAATTTGCGGTATTTCCATTAAAAGAGGAATAGGACCCGTAACGATAACCATAAAATGTATAACCCGTCGGAACAGTGTAAACGCCCATTTGAGACGTTCCAACACTTTCCGTCACGCCACCTACCGTAGCCGTGTTTATCTGAGCATAAATGACGGTCGCGCCGCTATTTGAAAGCGTCACAACACCAGTCGGATTGGTTGCGCTTCCAACCGAAACCGAAATGCCATTAATTCTAAAATACTGATTTACCGTTGGAACAGCAGTGGTCCCGTTGAGGACAAGCGTTTCGCTCAACATATTGTAATTGGCATCAAGCCCGCTAATCACAATGCTGGCCGTATCAGCTCCAACCGTGCTGACCAAATACATCGTAATCGCGGACGCGGGGAAAACAT